GTTCTACAACCCGTGACATGGGAGGGTGGCCGTCGCCTAACCCCTCGTGAGGGGAATTACGAGCGCGCCACGGCAGAGCACCACTCTGCAAGCGGAGCTAGTTGGTACCTGAGTCGAGGTTGACCCCGGTATCGGTTTCAATGATGATAGGTATTGCCCAATGATGGATCATTGATTCCTTTTTGGCGGAAGCGCAGAGGTGCGCGACTTCCCTTAGAATCTTAATAGGCAAATAGTATCGGTCAGCGAGCGCAATCCAGGCCTCGTCATGTACCTCTGTTCTCTCATCTGTGGACGCCCAAGAGTATGGTTTATAAATTGGCACGACACCCTCCCGCGTACGAAGGAGCGAGCTAACTATAGGAACGTGGGACGCTGTGGACACAATGCCAGCACAGCGCGCCTCATACTCGTGCCCCACATCTGGGGCACGGACCATGTCGATGGATGCCGTCCATCCGAACTTGGCCAAAAAGCGGCCGGGGAGTTGTGAAAACTTGAAGCGCCCAAACCCAACGGGTAGAAACATACCAGAACAAAACGACATGTGACAGGGGTCGCCGCGCACTCCTATATATTTAGCATCCAAGCCGACTTCAGCATAGAATTTGGCACAGAGCTTCTGTATACGGTAGTTAGTGCCACCAGGTTTCCGGTCGAACATGGCTAGCATGTCATCGCCAGAGACTAGGAGCATTTCACATCGATACACAAGTCCAGCCTTTTCCAAGCGTCTGATCAGACAATGGTGCAGGAGCGTGTTCATGATAGAATTTCCAATTGTTGTGTTAGGGTCACCAGACTTCCTTGTACCGGGGACGGAGTATTTAACTCCATGACTGGTGGTGCCTCGAGTATTCCACTGTGCCCGCAATGTCTTGCGAGCCCCAGCGGGGGGGTTGTGACGCAGGTAGAATTTCCAAAGGATCCGATAATACTGGTAACGGTATGACATATCCCATCGCCGGGCGTCGAACTCTAGGAACACAGGGTCGCCGGTTCTGGCCCAAGCCATATTAAATCTTTCGGATAATCCATTTGCATCTAGCCCTCCAGGGTAAGAGTACAGGTGAGTCCCTTTCTTCATCAGACTAGAGTATGGTCGTGAAAACGCATTCTCTTTTGGCTTCAAGTGCTCGGTGAGGTCGGTCGTAAATGGAGACAGCGCGACATTGGGTCCGTCGTCTATCATGGAAATTAGTCTACCAGCCTTCCGCTCTGTACACAACAATTTTTCTTGCAACTTTAACATAGTTTGTCGCTTGAACATTTTTGCGGTGAGCGGATTGCCTTCCATAATAGATTTAAAGATTCTGACGCGCTTAGCAGCTGGGATGTCGCGAGCGGCAAGCCATTCCAAGGCCGAATTTTCGACATAAGGCATAGCAGGGGCTCTAAAGAGCGGATCCCTGTATATCTCAGCTTGGATAGCAGGCCAGTCAATTCCCAGTGGTTTGATCTTTGCTACGATACGTTCCCGAACACCGACGTACTCATTGAATTCGCAGGGAGCAATGGCGGAGGGCGTAAAACACAAGCAGCCGACACCGACGAGACGCAGACGATTAGCCTGAATCACAGATGTGCGGGATGGGTTGTACGTTGGCCTCCAAACCTTGGCCTTTGGATTCATTGGGGGGAACTTGCGACGTGTTTCGCACACGTATCCTCTCTTTTTCAGATTTGGCGCTGAAACGAGAAGAGGCAATTGACCCATGTCGGGAAATTCAAACTGCTCATGAAGAGCAACGATTTCCTCACAGGCCCATTCACAAGTCCCTACCCAGAACATGGCAGGGCGGGTGTCTTGAAGAGTGTGAGTGAAGCATAGGGCTATCAATATGATACTTATGACTATTAAAATAGCCAAAACCGGTGCGACCGCGATATACGGGGAGGCTGTGGCAGCATTCATGTAGATGAAGACAGTACTAAAGACAGCAATGACTACTAAACTATTCAGTTC